GTGCAGGAAAAACCGTCGAACGTCACATCTTGGATATTTCCAGAACCCAACGCCGTCAAGCCGCCGTTCGGGACCATCGCCACATATCCAGCGCCCTTGAAACCGCCGTGCCATCCGTTGCCGCGAACACCGTTGACCAGCGAGGTCATAACGACAGCCGCCGAATTCATGGTCAGCGAAAACGACGACCCGGAAATGTCGTCGAAGTCGTCGCCGAACTCAGCAACCTCTGTGTCAAAAATGGTTGAAGCTGCGGCGCGCGCTGTATTCCAGGACACACGACCATCGTAAATCCGCGTTCCCCACCGCGAAGTGTCCGGCAAGCCCATGTACCACGAGCTTTTGAGCACCCACCCCGAGCCTGACGAGGTGAAATTGATCTTGCTGGTCAGCCCTGAGTCGTAATACAACTCGAACAGACTGGTGCTGATCCACTTTGCGTAGTAGTCCGTGGAAAATGCAAGCGCCGTACCGGACACGCTAGGCAACGTTCCTCCGACATACTGCAGTGCCTTCCCATTACGCAAGCCGTGATTGGTCAGTGTCAGTTGATCTGTCGTGGTATTGATCGTCGGCGTCTTACCCGATGACCCTCCCCAGCAGAACAGTGAATAGACGGTTGCCATTTAGGCAAGAATCTCCGTCGGGACGATTCCCCATTCCGGCAATTCCATCGACAGGTAGTAGACTCCGGCAACGGTATCGTCGTCGTCCAGACTCACCATTCCGCCCTGTGCAATCGTCGCATCAAGCAGGCGCATGAAGTCATCGACGACCGGGCTGTTCTTTGCCAGGTTGCGAATGGCTATGCGTTGCTCTCGCGAGAATCGGCGCAGGAACGAAACCCCGCTGATTTCGCGCACCACTGGCTCAACCACGACCTTCTGCGGGATGTGGTTGAACTGCTCAAACGGGTATGTGTCAGTGTGGTCCGGTTGGCCTGCCCCGTAGGCATAGACTATTTCGCCCGTGGCGCGGTCTTGGACAGCGTAGTTAGCCATTCTTGTACTCCGGTGGGGTTTGAGTGCCCATCAAAACGCCGCCCTCAAGAAAACCCTGTCCGCGGTATGCGTGTGCCCCTCTGGTGGCGCAGATAGCCCGACGCGGTGGTGATGCTTCGGTTGCAGGAAACCCAACCCCCGCTGATCGATTACCGGGGCGTGATCCCCCCTACCGGCAGCGATATGCTCGTTTATGTACGCGCGTAGTTCCAGGAGGGTGTCGAATGTCATCACGCCCACCCGTTCTTTTTCGCCCACAGATATAAGGCGAGAGTCAGGACGCCAACAATGTAGAAAAACTTTTCAACGACTGACTTCCCGATCGACTTGTAAACTCCTTGCGTCATGAGTTCAACTGCGCGCCCCGCGGCTTTCTCCGCGATTGCTTCGATTTGGCCGTCTGTTAGGTGCGGTTGCACTCGGCGTTCCGGGCCTTCGTACTTCTCAGTCATTTCGCGCCCCGAAACGTGGAGAATTTATCGAGTGACCGGAAACCGAGGTAGGCTGCGGCCGGCGAGATGATAATCATGGCCAGTTCAACAGATGCACCTACGCTGAATACGCCCATTGCCTTTAGGGCATCAAAACAGATGACGTAGGCCATCGTGGCGTACCAGGACTGGCGGGCCATCAGGGGTCGGGTGTGGCGCACATATTCGTCTTCCGCCTGATCGCCCGCACGAATCGTCTGCTGTTGCTGTTCGTGCACCGCCTGTTCGTCCTTCAGGCGCATTTCTTCCATCACCCGGATGTGTTCCCGGATGGAGGTTTCCTCTTGGATCGCCAGTTCTCGTAACTTGAGGACGGTAGCCGGGTCGGTCTGCAGGGCGGCAAGCGCCTTGGCGGGGTCGTTCGTCCCGGTTGCGCTGCCTACCAAGGCTACCCCGGCGGCGACGGCGCCAGGGACGTTTCCGGTCAAAAGGGAACCGACCAAAGCGGCGCCCGTTCCGGCGTTTTCTTTCAGCCAGTTGCCTACACTGTTCCAGTCCATGATTCGCCCAATACTTTCGATTAGGCGCAAGTTGACCATCTACCCGCGGGGGATACTACTTAGCGGCAGTTCGCTTACGCCACAGGGAAATAGTGCTGCCCGTCGAAAGCAAGGCATTGGCGGCGTTTTCGAGGTGAAAACGAGATGTGTACCCACCGACCGCACTCGACAATCAACTGGTCGAACTCAATACACGACAACCGTATTTTGTTGAACACGTCGAGCGGGCTTCCGAAACCTGGACAGATGAAATCAACTGCTTCGCCTTTGACGTGCTGAGAATCGTCGTCGCTGCCAATCGCGCGGTTCAGGGTCGGGCAACGGTATCCAGATGACACGATTACTGGCCGCCCGAGTAGGCGCCGCACCTTGTCCATTTCCAACCCTGTTCTGGCGAGCTTGGCGACTATTTCAAGCGACGGGGAGTTGTCTATCCCGTGACGAGAGGCGTATTGGCTTGCAACAAATTCATCGAGGGTGAAGAAGTCCGACAGGCGGGTAGGCATCAGACGTACTCCAAGGTAGTGCGGTCGTTCCAGACGTTAACAAAGTCGGCGGCGCCTCCCGCAAACTTGGTCAGCACGTCGCCATCCGGTAGGAACTCAACCCGCTTGATCTTCCACACCGCGGCGGAGTCAAGCGCCCCGGGTGCAGCTTCGCCCCGATAAAGGGTGGTTTCGCCAACGAAATCCTCCCGGCGTGCGTAATCCACACCCATGTCGATTGCTCCGGAAATCACTGTAATAAACGCGGACCACGGCAGGTTCACCCACTGTCCGCCCTGCAGTACGGCGACCCCTGCTGGTTCGACATTGCCTGTACCTGGGAGAAGGTTCCCTAGACTGCCTCCGGAACCTCCACCAGTGCGAACAACGACGGTGCCACCATCGGAACCCTTGTCGCCTTTCAGGTTGGTGAACTTCCCCCACTTGCCGTTCGGGTTTTTGAAGCGGAGTTTCGTGCCGTCCCATTGGTGGTCGGGCGCTTGCCCGTCCTTGCCGTCGATACCGTCCCGGCCATCCTTGCCATCGATACCGTCCCGGCCATCCTTGCCGTCGATACCGTCCCGGCCATCCTTGCCGTCGATACCGTCCCGGCCATCCTTACCGTCGGTACCATCCCGGCCATCCTTGCCGTCGACGCCGTCCCGGCCATCCTTGCCGTCGGTACCATCCCGGCCATCCTTGCCGTCGACGCCGTCCCGACCGGCGGGGCCTTCCTGCTTTCGCGTTTCATCGGCAACCGCTTCGACTTTGCGCAGACGTTTCACCATTGCCGCGCCTAGTGCGGCGGAGGAAAGGCTATCCATTGTCTTCTTCTAACAGGGCAAGCGTGCGCTCCAACAATGCGTTTGCCGCCTTTTCCTTCTTTTCCTGCTGGTCGGCCTGTTTCTGCTTGGCCGGGTCGGCGTTCGGCGCGGGCGGGGGTGGCGGGGTAAGGCCAAGTTTGTCCTCCCGCTTCTTGGCGTCCGCGCGCTCCTGGTCGACCGTTTCGGGGTCTTCGCCGCGCTCCGAAATAACGTCGTCGCGGGAACGGAACCCGTTTTCGACTTCCAGGGCGCGGGCCTGCACGTCCTGTACCGGATGGATGTAGGCCCAACCCTGCGGCGACCAGCGAACGTCCTTGGCTTCTTCTGCTTCCTCAAGGGTCAGCAGACCCGCGATGAACGCATAGTTCGCCCACATGTCGCGTACCGGCTGGCACATTTGCGGAATGAACAGAAGCCACTGGCGCTGTTCGCACAGGCGGCGGAATTCGTTGATTGCGATGCGCAAGGTGCGGTCTGAAACGTCCTTCAGATCGCCGGAAAGCAACTCGTAGGGTGTGCCAGAGCCGGCCGATACGCCAAGCAATTGGGTCCGCATGAACTCTGCGTAGGAGGCACCCGCGTCGGGAGGGTCGGAAAACTTCACGTCCTCCCCCGGTAGCAATTCCTGGGAGGTACCCGGTTCAAGGGCCGCAATCGGTTCGTCCGCGGTGCCCTGATAGGCCATGCCGGTCATCGGGTCGTTCGCCCCGCTAGGCATAGCCCGGGTCACGAACATGGTGAACAGATTGGCAAGACGTTGGCGTTCAAGCAAGGCGTCGTCAAAGTCAGCGACGTTCTTCAGCTTCGTGATGATCGCTGCCATTTCCGACACGCCCCGGATTTGACCTGGGCGTAGCGGTTCAAAGACATGGCAGACCGCCGATGCCGGAACCCGGGACAGCATGTTGGCCAGAATGTTTGCCGGCTGCTTGTCGCCTGGGTGATTCTTCCACATCCAGTACGCCACCCGGCGGCCGATCTGGTCGAACTCAATGCCCTGTCGGATGTAGTTCCCGGCCGGCATGCCTGCGTAGGTGTCGGCGTCGAGAAGGGGAACCATGTCCGCTTCAAGCACCTGAATCTGAAATGGGACCGGCAGGCCATCGGACATGCGGCGGGGGCGTTCCCGGATGAAACACTCCCCGCTGGTGAACCATGAGCGGACGACAAGGGCCTGCAAACCGTAGAAGTCCAGCACTTGATCGGCGTCCGCGACCCGTACCCAACGGTTCCACAACTTGCTCAGTTTGCCCTTGAACGACGAGTTCTGCGTGCGTGGGCGCGGGATGATCCCGGTACCGACAATGTTTGTCGTCCAGACACGGACATTGGCCGCACCGGACCACTCGTTACGAACCACGTCCCGAACCCGGTCACGAATCTTCTGCAATCCGGTGATTGCGGTATTGGGGCCAGAAGACGGGGTGTTCCACCCGGCCATGCGGCGCCCGGTGCCGGCAGCGTCGTACCGCGCTTTCGCGGCTTGCAGGCTGGCATTGCGGCGTTTCTTGGCCATCAGTATCCCCTACCCGACTGATACAGGCGGGTTTGCCTCGACTTGACCTGCACGCCGTTGAATTCGGCATACGCCTCGTTCAAGCGTGCCCGAGCGTCATTTCGGGCGTCGATCAGTTCCGCAATGCTGCGGTACGTCACTTGCTGCGCGCCAAGGGCGACCTGCTTCTCCCCAGACGCGATCGCGGAGTTGAGTGTGGCAAGATCGGCTGTCAGCGCGTCGATGTCGGTTTGGGATACGGGCATGGTCGTCCTAGCATTTGGCGACCAAGGGTACGTTCACGCGGTTTTCCTGAATACTTAGCGGGAGTTCGCGCACTACTTTCGCACCCACACCTTCTTACCTCCGCGGGGTGTCTTCTTCAAGCCCAACTTTCGCAGGCACTTACCCACGCGGCGTTCATCACTGATCGTGATGTCTCGGACGGCCATATTCAGTCCAGACTTGATGATGTCGACCAGTTGCAGGCCGCCCTCCTTGTCTATCGGGGCGGTATCTCCCATATCCGTGCTGAAAAGGTATTCCCGCAGGTGTTCCTCCCACACGTCGCCCTTCTCAAACGCGCTATGCTCTCCTGTGGCTAGGCGTTCGGCGTCCTGCCAGCAAACCCCCCGTTGGTCGAACAACGTGGCGGCCTCTGCCCACAACTGGTCGCGTACCTTGACCAGCGATTCGACACTGCAGATATGGCCCTCGTTGACGCGAAAGGGTAACCACCGGCGTTGACCGGTGTCGTCTTCCGGCAGGGGTTCATCCTCGTTGGTTGTCCCGAAGAACACACACCGCCTGGAATACCGTGTGGCGAATTCCTTGAATTTCGGTACCCATTCCTCCCGTGCGCGGGAGAGGAACGACTTGATATGCTCGACTTGCCGCGCGCCTATACCCTTCAATTCCCCGAGTTCGGCGAGAATCTTTCCGCGCATTTCCCGCGCCAGATCGTCGTCTTTCTTGCTCAGGTCCAGTTCAAGGAACATGTCCAGGGATGGGGCAATGGTGGCGATCAGCGAGGTTTTCCGTGCGCCCTGTTTGCCGACGGCGATAGGCACCATGTCGGCCTTGATGCCTGGGACTCTTATCCGGCCGGCGAGGGCCGTCCAGAAGTAAAGGGACACCGCTCTGGTGTAGGGCGTGTCCTCTGCCCCTAAGAAATCCCGCAGGAACGTTTCTATCCTGTGCCTGCCATCCCATTTCGGTAACGTGGAAAGCCAATCCTGGGCAGAGTCGAACTGCTTGCGTTGGGCGATGTACTGCACCGCGTCACGCATCAGTTCTCGGGGGATGTGTTGAAACCCGTCGATGCCTTGTTCCAAGTGCATGGCCAGATCGTAGTAGTCGTCGTCCCTGATCGGGCGCTTGGCCCCTGAGAGGTCGTGCCGCATGATTTCGTCGCGGAACTTGTCGTAGCCGATCGTGCATCCGCAGATTGAGGGGTATGCCATTGCTACCGCCAGCGTCGTGCGGTTCGGCTTTATCTGGCCCTCTTTGGTGCGGTGCATATTGGAGGCAAGTTCAGGCGGCACCGCAGGCGCCTCAACAACTTTTCCCTCCTGGTCGACGGTGGCTGGCGTTTCAATCTCGTCAAACCCGTGCGTCGTCCAGCCGATCGCCTCCTTGAAGTCGTTATCGGTGCGGTGGTCGCAGTGACTATGCTGGCACTTGAAGTGCCCCTGCTCAAATCCACCAACCCCCGCGGGGTAATAACTGGTCGCGCTGTCACCCGATTCCGTGGTGTGTTCGCTCTCGAAAGGGCAAGTGATATCGACTCGCCCATCCCGGTTGATGTCCTTCACCCACAGGTTGTCGTCGAGAAACGCCACCAGGGGGTCGTTGATATCGGCCATCTGCCGCTTTTTCGCCGGGGTGATTCCGACCCGCGCAGAAACGCTTTCCTCTGTGCCGAACTTCTCGTTGAGCGCAGACCACAGGGCTTCAAACTCGCCCGGGTCCAGTTCAGGGATCGCGTCAGGCAGGCCGCCGTCCCACTCGTAGCGGACGCCGGACGTGTGGGTACCGACTCCGACGAACTGCTGTCCGTTGGCCAGGAATTCGATCACCCCTTTTCCAGTCTTGAACCGGCGTTTTGTGAAGTCGCCCGGTATCCTGACGGCCATCAGGAACTTGGAGCTATTCGACCGGCGGCGAACGGGAGGGGTGTACCCAAGACGGTCGCAGATGAACGCTTCAATGTCGGCGGCATCGTCAAAGTCGTCCACATCAACGTCGATGGCCCGCACTACACGGGTCTGCAGACAAATACCAAGGCGATCATCTTTCGCCCACCGGGAAACGTCTTTCGATGTAGCGTGGTACTCGGTCCAATCCTTAAAACCGCGCATCTCTCCTCGACGGTTGAAATCGCTCGGGGTCTTTCCCGGACCCTGAATCTTGCTGTCCGGGGATTTGACGGCATGCGGATCGCTAACGACTGGTAGCAGGTCGTCTGTTAAACCTAGAACTAGGTCGAAATGGTCCCATTCGTTAAGGAGGGCGCCGTAGGGGTCACGCTTCATAGCGGACACCCTTCTGCAGGTTGGCTTCCCAACTCAATATTTGAAGGTTATTTTCTACGTGTAAACCACAGACGTTCCTACCTCTCAGGGGGATTACGTGGTCCACGTGGTGTGTAACCCCTGTCACGTAAGATATAAAAGCGGCGTCAGAGTACACAGTTTTTATTTTTTCTAGGTCCGCCCATTTCGGCGTGGCTTTCCGCTTTGCGCTCCTTCGGTTTGCAGAATTGCTGGCCCATTGAGATTTATCAGCGAGTCTAGCGTACCAATTTCGGCGACTAACCTTATACCTATCATGGTTTTCATCGCGCCACTTCCGTATGCTACGTTGTAGTTTTTCGTAGTTCTCCGCGCGGTATTCCTGTTGCTGTTTCAACCTTTTCTCACGATCGCGCGAGTGCCTTTCCATATCCTTAGCGCGAACGTGCACCAAATTGTTGGCTCGATATTCCCTAGCCAACGCGCTTACACACCGCTTACACCGGGAGTGCCTAGTACCAACCCCTCTCACGGCGAAGTCCAACAGGGGCTTCTCGGCACCACATTTGCTACATTTTTTAGTTTCCACTTGTTATTGCTCCTTGCACCTAACAAGCCGCCAAGTTTATACATTGCTAAATCTTTTGGGAAGAAAAAAGTTCCTCCTTGACGAAAAATTTAGCAGGTAATAAACTTCATTCCGTTGGCCTTTGTCTCCCTTGACCAACCCACTCTCCTTGCGTGGAACTTCGGCCCCGCCTAGTGCGGGGCTTCTTTTTACCCGCGGATGTACGAAGACCGAGTGGACCGTCTGCGGAGGGTTGCCGGTGTCTCCTTCGCCTCGCTGGACTGCAGCTTTCGGCGTTCTTCCCGTGTGATAGCCAGGATGTTTTCCGCCAAGGGTTTCGCCCACGCTGGCGGCGATTCCCAAAACTCCGGTCTGTCCGCCCCAAGGCGGACGCACAGCGCGCGGATATAGCACATGAGGTCGAACGCCTCGTTGCGCTTCTTGATCTTCACCCACCGACCTTTTTCATCCCGAATTTCTGCGTGTAACTCGTCGTGCCATGACTTCGGAAGCCACGAAGGGATGTGCACGTATGTCGGACCCGGTACCGGGCGTTTGAGGGCCGCGGAAACCGCATCCTTGAACAGATTTGAGTTCAGCAGATACAGGGGGATATCCCCTTTTTCCTCTTTCCGCTTGGCGCCGACCCACGATTCCCGGATAAGCGGGGCGTTTGGCGTCGAAGCGCCTTTTACCAGCATGACGCTGCCGTGCAGGCCGTCTTGTCGCAGTCGGCGGTACCAGTCATACGCCCGCAGGGTCACCCCGTCCTCGCCGCCGGTGTCGACCGCGACCGCCTTTACCCGCAGTTCCTTGTTTTCGTCCGAGGTCCGGTAGGTCGCTTTCAGTACCAGTTCGGTAATCAAGTCCCAATCTTCGGCGTAGCTGGCCGGGTCGATCGGCGCATTCTTGCCGTCAACACCCTCTCGCTTGGAATCGACGATGGAAAACCGGTCGATCGGCCACTGTTCCAGGTGCGGGCCGATCGCGTGCACCTGGACGACGAATGCTGCGTTCTGCCCGCCCTGAACGTCCACCGACGCGGCGATAAACCGTGCTTCGTCCGGTACGATGAACCGCTGCAGGTCGCCATCTTTTCTGCTTTCTGGTCCTTGCCCCGCCCGCTTCGCATTACGGACCAGAATCGACATGTACGGCAAGCCCTGGTCTGTGTTCACGGTGTTTTGCAGCGTCAATTCAGAACCAGTTAGGGCGTATTCCCTCAACCCCTGCAGATACCGCATGATCAGCGATTGCCAGGACTGGTATGCCGCGGCGACTCCACCGAGCCAATACCCGGCGATCGGGGAGCGCAACAGGTCGCCCTCTTTCCTCCCGCCCGGGAGGATGATCTGGCCGTCGGCAACCCAATCCCCAAGCCTGTTCAGGGCGTGTTTGTGCGAGTGCTTGATCAGACTGCCGCAGTGCGGGCAGATGACGCGGTTGTACTGCCGGGAAATCTCGTCCAGGTCGTGTTCCCGGACGATTTCCAACAGGTCGCTTTCTTCCGGCAGGCCGAACAGGTCCAGGCCCGGTTTCGCCTCGAAATACTCGTCACAGTGCGGGCACGGCCAGTACCACCGGCGGCGATCCGACCGGTTGTAGATGCCCACTACCCCGGTGCAGGGCGGCCCTTCGTGCAACGAGGACTGCCGCCAGTTGGGGTCGGTGATCGGTCTGCCGGGGGATGACTCCACCATGCACATGCCGCGGGAAAGGAACGTCTGCGTTCGCTTCAGCGCAAGACCGTAGGCCGACCCTTCCCCGTCGATATCGTCCGGCATCCGGTCGTAGTCCGTCAGCATCACGTACCGATAGTCCGATCCGGACAACTGCGTGACCGTCGGCCAGCCGATCTTCAACCACATGCCGTGCCGGAACAACTTGTCGTGCGTGTTGTCGTCGTGTCCGGTCTTCGACATCAAGGCGTTGACCTGTGGCGAGTGCCGGATGATCCGGTCGACGCGGGTTTTGCTGTACTCCCGTGCCTTTTCCTGCGTCATCTGGACAATCAGGGAGTCGCCAGGGTCGCACGTCACTGCGTAGGAAATGAAGCCGTCCAGCAGGCCCATCGTCTTCCCTGTACGTGCCGGCCCGACGAAGCAAACCGCCTCATGCCGGCGGCTGGCCGTCATGTCCATCGGTTCGACCATGTAGGGCGTTTCGTCAGGCGACCACGGGCCGACGTACCCACCGGGTTGGCGAAGGTACAGGGCTTCGTGCGCGCCTTGACTGACAGATACCCGCTTGGGGGGTCTGAAGGCCGCGTAGGGCGAGGTGCAATCCGCTAGGGCGGCCCGTTCAATCCTTGGGTGCATCTAGGTTTTCGGTGTGTAGCTGTTCCATCGAATACGCCAAGTCGCCCATCGCTTCGTCGATGGCCACGCCAACCGCCTCCGCGACTTCCGATGACACCCCCATCTTCCGTTCCAGGTTGTCCGGAATGGAACGAAGGGACTGCGCAATCGACTGAAAGGATGTAGCCAGGGCCGATCGGACGGCTTCCCGTGGTAGGTACTGGCCGGACTTGATCCGGAATTCAAGTTCCGCCTTTGCGGCCAGGGCGGCTTCTTTGCGGGCCTTGGCCCCTGCATACAAGGCGCCTGGGTTGGTCGGCACGACGAAACTGATCGCGCCGGCATCAGCCATGCTTTCGTCAGGTGGGACCAGATCGGACGCAGGAGGCGGCCCGTCCTCCAACAGTTCTTCGGGTGTTTTCACCTCGAAATCCGGTTTCTCGATCGGAGTTTTCGATGATCGCTTACCGTCCTGCCGCGGGCGGCCGGCGCCTGGGCGCTTACCTCCCCGGCCCCCAGTGGTCGATTCCAGGTCAGTCAACATTTCGGTGCTGCGCCGGCTTCGTCAGGATCACCGGTAAAAGGTCTAGGTCTTCCAACCGGCGGCGAATCTTGTGGATGCTGCGCGAGGTCATGCAGGTTTCCTCGCTAACCGTCCTTACGTCGTGCCCTGCCAATAGCATGTCGCGGACAGCACGCCAGCGAACTACCCGCTGGTGTACCGCGTTCTTTGGTATGAACAGATCGTGCCCGGGAAACGCCGCTACGAGGCGGACGAAAGCCGGCTCTCCAATGATCCTGCCGATTACGTGCTTCGGGATCACGTTGTTTGGGACGTGCACGATCTTCCCCCCATACCACGCGGTCATGAGCGTAGTCGCCGTGTAACCGATTTCGGCGCAGATATCGTCAAGGAGGGTGTTGGTGCAATCCATGACGAGTATTCTACGACGAATTTAGCATTTGCTCTATGCCGTTTCGCCTATTGCTAAGCTTTTTTCAAGGTGGTATGTTGTAAAAGCAATTCGCCGGGTGCGTCCCGGCCTCAGATTTACCGGGTTGGTGCAATGCCAACCCATCCAGGCGGACAGGAATCAACGATCTGCCTAAAAATTAAGCTCTACCCATCGCTACCCATCCGCTACCCGTCCGCTACCCATTCATCAGATGGCTAAGTCGTTGTTTTTAAACAACTGCTACCCATCTACCCATTTTTACCCCAAAACCGTTTACGGGTGTCGCGGGCCTGCCGTGTATGTGTTTACCTTTACCCTACCTATACTCTGTGTACTTATTAAATATATGGGTAGTATGGGTAAATGGGTATTAGCGGTTATGAATCAATGACTTACGCGCTACCCGTCCATCTGATATACGGGTAGCGATGGGTAGCCGAATAGCGAATTTCCACTCAGTACCTTCTATTTGCTAAAATTCGCTATTCGTGTGGTATTGTTTACGCATTGCTAAACCACCACAGGAGATATTCGTGATTATTCGCTATTCGGATGTTGGTAGAAATGCCGTCCACAAAAAACGTGAGAACCGACTAACGTGCGTTTACGGCTTGTTCGACGAATCCAATCCGGAAGAAATACTTTACGTCGGCGCAACGGTGGACGCCCACCAACGCCTCTATCAGCACTTCAACGGCGGGAACATCAAAACACCCTTGGCTGAACGTATACTCGATATCCGCCGGAAAGGTGGGCAGGTAGGTATCCACGTTCTCCATGTGTTTGAGGCGCATACCTCCCGTGCGGCGATGAACAACATGGAAGAAATCTTCATCCGGAAGATCAATCCACCGTTAAACGTAGCCCTGTCCGCGATCGGCCGCAAAAACAGCAAAGACTCTAACGGGAAGCGTTTGCGTGCGGAGGTAGTCGAACTGCGCAAAAAAGTCGCAGAACTCGAAAATCTCGTGGCAGACCTGCTTGCCAACTAAATCAAACCTGAAAAGACGAAAAACTGCCGACGACCGGGCCTCTGCGGACCCGTGCGTTAGACGATTTCCGTAGGGACCCCGACCGTTTTTCGTTGTCGCAACCTGTGATTAGTTGGCGTTTATTCGCTGTTCGTGTGCCGTATAGTGCTTTTAAACGAACAGCGAATATCCGACCATAGGCAGGATAACCGCGTGCCACGTAGCGTGATTGCACCACGTTTGCGGGCATGTGTTGTTTGTCTCTTTTACTGTTGCCTGCTAGGTGCTGGCCTGCTAGGTGCTGGCCTGCTGAGTGCTGGCCTGCTGAGTGCTGGCCTGCTAGGTGCTGGCCTGCTAGGTGCTGGCCTGCTGAGTGCTGGCCTGCTATGGCCAGGACGGTAGACGACAAAACGCCCGCATATAGCGGGCGCCTGTTAGGTGTGCTGCAGTGTGGGGCTAT